CAAACATCTTCCCGATGGCCCCCCTCATGCCTGACGGGACGGGTCTCATCCCCACGCACATGAAGATGCTTGACGGACTCGACGGCATCAACGACTACGTCGCCTCTCTCTCCGACAAGGAGAAGTGGGATGCCCTCGTCGGTGTCGTGCTTGAGGTCGCTCACATTGACCCCCGTGAGAACGGCGGCTACATTCTGACCTGTGCGGACATGGACCTGACGTCGGCTACGCCGCCTCTTGACCTCTATGTCTCTCAGGAAGAAGACTCCCGCGTCACCTTCGGTGTCGGCTCGGTCATCGTGGCCGTCGGCTCTCCCTACACGGGCCGCGAAGGCGACGGTCGCCTTGCGGTCAGCGGTTGGTGGGCCGTCGAAGAAGTCGGTGTTGCTCAACTTGACGACGACGTCGAGGAAGAAGTCGCAGGGGAGGATTGGTGAGCATGACTTGGGGAACCACAAAGGCGGAGCCTGCGGAAGAGCCGAAGGTCTTCGGTCTCGACCACTACCGCTCTCTGTTCGGCAAGGAACGGCGAACCAACGTCATTCGCATGGCTCTCGTCGGCAAGGAGAACACGGCCAAGACAGGTCTTGCAATTGATATTGCAAGGGCTCACGTCGGGCCGGATAAGCAAATCGTCATCCTCGACGTGGACAACTCCGCCGTGCAGACGGTGGCCCACGCTTACGGGGCAGACCCGCGAATCCGCGTTGTCCCCCTGTTTGACGAGATGGACGAGTCCATCTTCCACGAAGACAACACGACTAATTGGACCGCTCTTGTGGACAAGATGGGCTTTTTCGTGAAGGTCATTGCAGAGCAAGCCGCCGAAGGCAACATCGGAGCCGTCATCATTGACGGTGGCTCCACGTTCCTGAAGTGGTGTGAGTCGGCCATGACTGACGTTCTGATGAACCGCTCCAAGAACCCTGTGAACGTCGCCGATGGCGACAAGTTTAACCAAGCAGAGTGGCGGATTCGCAATCAACTGTTCCGAGACGTCATGTCCCGCGCACATCAACTGCCTGTGGACGCCGTGTTCTTCACCTTCCACCTGAAGGACGTGAAGCAATTCGCAGACCTCGGCAATGGGCAGAAGGGCCTGATGAAGGTCGGCGAAGTCCCAGAGTGGGAGAAGGGAACCATGCGAATGTTCTCTCAGCAATTGTTCATGGCTCGCTACACGAAGGCGGGAGACATTGCTTCCGGCATCCGCGCTGACCCTGAGATGGAAGACGGCGATTGGGAAATCCGCGCCACCATCGAGGAAATGAAGGGCTTCAATCAGGAGGAATTGGGCAACACCCATACCGTCCTGCGTGTGTCTGGCGGCAAGGTCGAGTGGTTCGGCCTGCCGATGCTGAAGTGGGAGTGATTCTTTGAGAATCGCACAGGTCTGGGAACCCGGACCTCGTAAGCAGACGCACTACGCCGTCATGTCCCACGAAGGATGGGGCTACCTCATGTGCCGTGGTCCCGGTGCGTCCCTGCACAGGGGCCTGCGCGAGACCACGCATATGTCGCCTGTGACGTGCAAGATGTGTGCGGCTCAGATGCGGAACAGACCCGGCCTCCATCAGAGTGCCGAGGTTTATATGGACATGGAAAGATTGGTGAGACAATGAGGGCTGAAGTGAACGACCTGACTGACCTGCTGAAGAGGACCCGCCGCATGGCGAACGTCAATGGGAAGCCGATTTCCCAAGTCATCGGATGCGTGTTGCAGACGAGCGACGGGATTATGACGACCACGTCCGTTGTGAGGGACGGCAAGTCCTCGGTTGCGCGATTCGTCGGCGTGTGCGAAAGCACGGACGAGGAGACAATCATTATCCCCGACATTGAAATGATGCTCGGCGGTCTGAAGGCACATACCGGCAAGGTGACTCTGAAGCAGGATGGCGACATGCTCCGCATGAAGTCCTACCACAAGCAGACCTCCCTGTCCGCCGACAACCGCGCTCTCGCTTTCCCACATGCCTCCGAGACCGTCCTTGAATGGGCGACCATGTCGAGCGACAAGATGAAGGCCGTGAGGTCTGACGCATACATGATGGCCGATGGCTCCGAGAGAGGGGCAGTGCTTTCCATCAAGGTTGATGGACAGGATTTGCGAGAAGCAATCGCAGACGGCAACATGAACGGGCAGAAGGTCAGCACCTTCCGCTTGCTTGCTATGGACCACGCTCTCGGCGTCGTCGTTGGAACGCCTCTGAAAGGACAGACCAACACGCAGATTGCTCATCTTAAGGAAACCTATGATATGAACATCGTCTTCGGCGGTGGTCTTGAGAGCGTCATTCCGAATGGCGACGTTCTGTTGAGCCTCATTTCCTACCACAAAGAGGGTCAGGGCTACGCTCTCATCCTCGACTCGCCAGAAGGCCGCATCTATCAGAGGAGCGTCCTTGAGTGACCATCAACCTCGCTGAGTGGTCTTCGCAAACGGGCTCTCAGCGTAGCATTCAAGGCATCGTTTCCTCGTCTCTCAACATGACGACGGCGCGAGCAAAGGAACTTCTTCAGAAGATGGATATTCGAGTCATGTCTCTGCGAAACGTCGGCAGAAAGATTGCCGTATTCGCCGTCATTGATGAGATGGAGGTCGGTGACGTGCTATCTAACCACATCATCCGAGAGCGGGCGAATGAAATCCTGAAGGGGCGTCAGTCCCTACGCATGGAGGCAATCGCACGCGCTCTCATGTTGTTCAAACGGAACGGCTACGTTGAGGTAGCCGACAAGACTTGGAACTACACCGAATACAGGAGGATTGCCTGATGTATGAGGTCTTCTCCGATAATGCGAAAGATGCTTCGAGCCTTCTGCATCCCAACTTCTATCAGACAATCGTGACTTCGCCGCCCTACTTTGGTCTGCGTGTCTATGGCGACGACGAAAGGGAAGTCGGTGCGAATCAGACGCTTGACGAATACATAGACGAATTGGTCGGTGTCTTTGAGTCTCTGAAGTTTTCTCTGAGGGACGACGGCGTCCTCTGGGTGAACATCGGGGATTGTTATAACGGCTCAACGGGAGCCGGAACCGACTACCACGAAGGAGGGCGCAAGGAAGGCAAGAACAAGTGGGGTATGCGCTCTGTTCAGGGTCTCGCGCCAAAGAACCTGATTGGAGTCCCGTGGCGTTTCGCACTTGCTATGCAGAAGGCCGGTTGGATTCTGCGTAGCGAGGTTGTCTGGTGGAAGACGAAGGCCTACCCTCAGCAAGAGTCCTACATCAAGCGTCCCATCCCCGCGCATGAGACGGTGTTCATGTTCAGCAAATCGCCGGACTATCGTTGGAATGCAACGGGGAAGAGGTTTAGTGTCTGGCGTATGTCGCCGACCTCTCGCAACCCACACGAAGCACCGTTCCCCCTGCGACTACCGATGGAGTGTATTCTCGCATCAACAAACGAGGGCGATTGGGTCCTTGACCCATTCGCAGGCTCAGGCACGACGGGCGAGGCCGCGCTCATCTGTGGACGTAATGCAACGCTCATCGAACTATACCCAGAGAGCGCAGAGGTCTGCCGCCAGAGGCTTGCGGGTGTGAGCCTCGCTAAAGACGTCGAGTGGGTTTAAGAGGACACCACGACTACATCAACACATGATTGTGGAGAGAGGCCGGGGTTCGGAGGTCATCGTCCGATACAGGGACGAGAAGGGATATCGTGTCGAGAAGCGTCTCGGCAAAGGCATGAAGCCCTATTGCTTCGTCAAGGAGAAGGAGGCTTGGAAGGCGCGAGGCACGAAGATTGAGGGCGGCTATACGGGTCTCTATGGCGAGAAACTTTCCCGAGTCGAGTTTGAGAGCGAGGCATACCTGCGACAGGCCCGCGAGGACATGGACACATGGGAGGCGAATATCCCGTGGGAAGCGCGTGTCCTCGTTGATTCTGGATGGGAGTGTCCCGAATATGAGGAGCGCGTCTGGTTCCTCGATATGGAGTGGAAGATGGACTCTGGCGAAATCACCATCGTCGTCGTGCGAGATTCTTTGGACGGCGAGTTTGTGTGGTTCACGCACCCTGATGTCGAGCCGGGGAAATACACGTCTCTTCCTTGCAAGGACCACCCTTACGGACAGAAGGAGGTCGTCTCTGGCGACCGGCCTTTCAAGTGCATGGCGAACGAAGCAGAGATGCTAAACGACGTGGCGCGTCTTATGCGAGGACACGACCCTGATATCATCACGGGATGGAACGTGGTGAACGCTGACGTTCAGCAATTGCTGAAGCGCATGGGAAGTGCGGCAACCAAACTCTCGCCTATGGGCCGTGTGCGATGGGACTTCAAGGATTGGGCGCAACCCATCATCGGGAGGAAGGTCCTCGACCTCATGGTCGGATTCAAGAAACTGTGGACCATCAAGAACGGGCAACTGCCCGGAATGTCTCTGGATGCGGTTTCGCAATTCTGCCTCGGCGAGCAGAAGGTCCCACTCAAGGACGGTCACGACACCTATTACACGGATATCGGGACATACCTCGATTACGCCCGGCAGGACGTCGCTCTGCTCCCGCGTCTGAACGACCTTGTGGACGTCCTCGGATATCACACGGCCCTTCAGCGCATCGTCGGTTGTCCTCTCCGCATGACGCCCTTCATCACACAGATGTTTGGCGTCCTGTGCCTGCGGGATGAGGACTTCAATCTGCGAATCCCCTCGTCTCCGAGGTTTGCTAAGGAAGAATACCGAGGCGCGGATATCATGGACCCCGAGCCGGGCGTGTATAGCAACATCGGCATCTTCGACGTCCGGGCCATGTATCATAGCAACGTCGCCAAATACGGCATCTGTTGGACGACGCTCTCGGAAGACGGAGACGACTGCGGAAACGGCATCAAGTTTGACCGTAGCAAGAAAGGTCTCCTCTGTCGTCAGATGGACAAGATGACCGACCTAAGAAACGAATATAAGGCGAAGATGAAGGCCGCTGAGACCCCTGATTTGCGCCGCAGGTATGACGTCTTGCAGAATGCAACGAAGCATCTTGTTGCGTCCATGTATGGAGTCGCAGGCGACTCTAAGTTTGGTATGTATCACCCGAATATCGCAGCGGCTATCACCTATACGTCGAGGCAGACGCTCGGTGAATTGCGTGACCATGCGGAAGACCTCGGCTTCAAGGTCCGATATGGACACACGGACTCCATCATGGCGGAGGTTCCCTCGCCGGAGGAAGGCGTTGCTGCCCTTGCTGAAATCAACAGGCGAATGTCGCCAATCATCACCGAGTTTGAGAAGTGGTCGTCCCGTTTCCTCGTTCTTGCGAAAAACAGGTATTGCGGTCTGGTCGAGTGGACAGACGGCGATTTCCATGAGCCAGAGAGGTATGTGAAGGGGATTGAGATGAAGCAGTCTCGTCTCCCCCGCGCCATGAAGAACGCTATGGGTCTCGTCATTGACGGCATCCTCTCCGGCCAGACGGAGGCAGATGTCACAGAGGACCTACGTTCCCTGATTGACGACGTCGTCAGCAAGCGCATGAGCGTCAGGGACGTCTCGATGAGGGGGAAACTGACGAATGACCTGAGCCGCTACGCCGTGCTATCTGAGGCCAGAGCCGCCGCTAAGTGGGCCAACGACAACCTCGGGAAGGGGTATGGAAAGGGCGATTACTTCGACGTCGTGCTTGATTCGCATGGGAACTACATTGCGTTTGACGAACCCTCGGACATTGAGGGAATCGCGGAGGTGGGCTATCAGCACATCGCACGGAAGTTTGTGTATGAGAAGGTCAGGCCGTATTACGAGGTCATGGGGTGGAATTACATGCCGCTTGAGAACGCCCTCAGCGGAGTCGGCGACCTCAATTGGTTGTGAGGGTTTAATAGGACAATAGGCTATTGTGAGACCATGAGCCGGAAGCCTAAGCCCACGATTCGACAGATTGAAGCCCGACTTGATGAAATGACGCAGAGCGTCAATCAATACATCGGTATGCTCATCGGCGAATTGGACAAGCACAACACGCTGATTCTGAAGATGCTTCAGCGCGAGGGTCTGATTGACGAGAAGGAATGTCCCAAGTGCGAAGGTATCATCCGCACGCCGTTGCTCGACGGACTCGAAGACAATGGTGACTGTCCGTATTGCGGCTATGTCTTTGACGACGAGCAGACCACGCTTGAGGACTACGACTTCTCAACCAACGGAACGCTCTCCGACTACGCGCCGGAGGAAGAGTGAGTGCCGGGACCTTACCCCCCCTATCTGACGTGTTGCTACATGCAGAACAGGGATAATGCTCGCATGCAGTGGGGATATTGCGACGATTGCTGGAATAGACACGGCGGAGTGCTTGATGATGAATCCGAGTGACCTTAGTGCAGAGGACCTGCGCGCTCGCTCGTCCTATGACCCGACTGAGGTATTCACGGGCGAGAAGGACTTCTTGCGAATGTCGAAGTCGTCCTTCATTGCCTATGATGGGTGTCCTCGAAGGTATTGGTGGGAGCGCGTTCAACTCAAGGAGACGCAGATGCCTGCCAACGAATACATGATTCGCGGAAACTTCGTCCACACCAACCTCGAATTGCTTTACGACAATTGGGAGGGACAATCAACGCTTGGTCCGCTGATTCCGGAAGACAGGCCAGACGACGCCAATGAAAACCTCGTCTTCCTTGAGCAATGCCGCATTGAGAAATGGGGCATCGAGCATTTCAAGCCCGACGAATATGAGGTCAAGCGCATGTGTTGGGATGCCGAGAATG